ACCTTTTGCACAGCGGTCAACAACCTGTGCCCGGTTATGGGCGCGACGCGCACGCAAATCGCGTCCCCGTTCCCAACCGACGCCAACGCTTCAGGCGTTTCCCAAAAGCTTTGCTTCGGCGGCTTCGACAACTGGCCGAAGGGATCAGCCGCGCATGATACCGCGTGGGCCGTTTGCGCCCCGGCGTCGCTGTTTGGGAATGCGATAAACCCGTGAGCAAGGCCGCCAAGAAGATCAGGACATCGGCAGGGGACATAGAGCCGCCGCTTCAGGTAGGAGATCGGGATGAGGAGCTGTGCAACCGCGAGATCGTGCGTGAAGCCCTCCTAGAGATCTACCGAGACATTGAACAGGGCTACGACAAACAGGCAGACCGTGCGGACAAAACCATTGACTATTGGGACGTGTATAACTGCGAATTGGGCCAAAACCAATTCTATTCTGGTAACTCGAAGATCTTCGTTCCGATTGCGCACTCGGCGATCGATGCGCGTAAGACTCGGTTTGTCAATCAAATGTTTCCGCAGTCCGGCAGATATGTCGAGGTCACTACGGAAGATGGCGACATACCCCACGCCGAGACTGCGCTACTGGAGCACTACATACGGCACGCCAAAATACGAACCAGAGTAGCGCCCGCGCTTGTCAAGAACGGCGACATCGAAGGGCAGATGACCATACAGGTTGGTTGGGAGGAGACCAAGCGTAAGGTATGCTACCGGGGCAAGAAACCCATAACGGTTGATGATCTGGAGGCTGGCGATGAAGAAGACGACATTGTCGAAGAGGAGGTTACTCAAGCTGCGCCTTGTGTATCAATTGTTGCAGATGCCGATCTCCTCGTCCTTCCGCAAACGGCTGATAGCCTGGAGCAGGCGCTCGCAGATGGAGGAAGCGTCACCACCCTCTGTCGCTGGTCCAGGGCTAAGATAAAAAAGAAGATCGCACTAGGGGAAATAGACGAGGGTACTGGCGAGGAACTTCTTGAGGAGATGCGTAGCCAAGATCGTGCTACGTGGAACCGAAGAGATAAAGGGAAGGAGATGGTAGATGCTGCTGGTATTAAGGGAGATGCTAGAGGAAAGTATGCTCTTGTTTATCGCACTTGGACTTATCTTACTATTGATGATGAGCGTTATCTGTACCTTGTATACTACGGTGGAGAAGACAAGATTCTATCTTGCAAGCGTAATCCTTACTGGAGCGACCGCATTGACATTATATCTGCTGCTGCAGATAAGGTAGATGGGGCGTTCAAGGGTCGTTCTCGTTTAGCCAATGGTGTGGCTGATATGCAGTATCAGGCCAACGATGCGGTTAATGAGGGGATGGACAGCGCGGCCTATGCACTCATGCCCATCATTATGACTGACCCGGAGAAGAATCCTAAGATAGGGCAGATGGTCCTTTCTTTGGCGGCAGTGTGGGAGACCTCGCCTAATGACACGCAATTCGCTAAATTCCCTCCACTATGGAAGGACGCGCTCGAGATTGTCGCAGTCGTAAAGAATGAAATCTTCCAGGCGCTATCCGTTAACCCCGCCCAACTTACGGGCGCTACTAATCCTAAAAAGAAACCTACTCAGGCGGAAATAGCGAACGAGCAGCAAATTGATATCCTCACAACCGCCGATGCGGTTATTGTGATGGAGGACGAAATACTTACCCCGATGCTCCGGTTTATGATCGAGCTGGATCATCAGTATCGCGACACGGCGATGAAGGTTCGGGAGTACGGCGACTCAGGCATGAAACAAACCATGACTGAAGTTGACCCCATACAGATGGATAAGGTGTACGCGTTCCGCTGGTTCGGCGTCGAGCAGGCGCGAAATGCGCAACAGCTTCAGCAGCAGATAGGGTTCATAAACGTCCTTAAGGGTGTGCCCCCTGAGCTGTACCCAGGATATACGCCCAACTTAGGGCCTCTGCTATCTCAAGCAACAGAGAATCTTTTTGGTCCACGCTTGGCCCCGCTCACGTTCAAGAGCGACAAGGACGAGTTGTCGGTTGACCCCCAGGTCGAAAACCAGATCATGGCGATGGGCCACATCATGCCCGTCCACCCCATGGATGACCATATCCAGCACATCCAGGTCCACATGCCCTTAGCGCAGCAAGGAAGTCAAGAGGCTAAGGTTCACATACAGGCGCACATGAAGGCGCTAGAGAAACAGCAGCAGATGAACGCTGGCGGCCCGCCTGGGGGTATCCCAGGGCAGGGGGGTGGAGCTGGCGGCCCTAAGCCGGGGGCGTCTCCGGGGCAGCAACGCCCTGGGGGGCAGCAGCCTCCGGGTGCGATTCACCAGGATCGTATGCAAGACCCTAGGGTAGCACCTAGACTCTAACAGATATGTTGGGGCATTGTGGGGGTGACATTTTTGTAGATCCGCGTAAGATACGTACTGCTACGTAGAGGGGTAGCAGGGGGTTGGTAAAGTGGAAGACAAAAATGTATTTGCGGAATTTATGGGCGGGACGTTTATGCACCTAGTATCCCTGATCTTTGTTCCCATCGCGGGATGGACTTTAGTAACCATGATCGGGCAAGTGTCAGAGATGGCGGGGTTGCGCTCGGACGTGCGAAACTTAGTGGACGAGCATAGATCGTATGTGCAAACCATGTCCGGCAAGGTGGAGGATATGGGAAGACTGGAGATGGAGCTAGGGAAAGAGATAAGCGAAATACATGGAGTTCTAGTCGCTAGGGGAATTGCCCCTGCACCTTTGGGAGTGCAACATTGACAGTTCCCGCCCAAAAGGGTAAGTGTAGTTGTAACCATGGGTTATGAGGTTGCTTTTTGATGGCGAGAGAGCCTGATGAAATCGAAGATGACGAGATCCTTGACGACCAACCCGAAGAGATTGGCGGGGATGCCGGACGACTCGACGACGAAAGCGGGGATGAGTCCGAGCTTAGGCTCGAAGATCAAGACGCCCCAGCCGAAGACGGACATCGCGCCAATGCCAAGGACCGCGTAAGCCGTCGCTACGACGAAGTAACGCGTATCGCTCGTGAGGCGAGTGACCGCGCGTCTCGTCTTGAGCAGGAGCTTATGCAGCTCCGTGCGGAGCGCAACCAGCCGCGCCAGGAGACCGAAGCTGAGTTTGAAGCCAAGCTTCAGCTTATGGACCCGAACGAGCAAGTCCGTGTTCGCCTAGCTAAGGCGCAGGACGAGAATAGAAGGCAGATGGCTATTCTGCAAATGCAGAACGCCGATGCCTTGGACCGCAACCAGTACGCTACCAAGGCTCAGTACGACTCCCGCTATAAGAAGTACGAGGCGGATGTTGAGAAGCTGCGGGCTTCGGAGTTGGCGCAGGGGCGGGTCCATTCAAGAGAGAATTTGCTGACGTACATTATCGGGCAGCGGGCGCTAGCTGCGCAGCCCAAGGTGGACGCAGCCAAACAGGCAGCGCGACGGCGAGTAGCCGGTCAGCAAGCACGTCCAGTAGACTCGCGCTCGGATCAAGCTCGGGGGCAAAGGGGCCGCCTCGGGACTGGAAACACTCTCGCAGACATAGAGTACAGGTTACTGAATGGCGGGGCCGGGGGCGGCCCTGTGCATATCTAGGGGCAAGTAAATGGCAATCAATTTAGCCGCAGTCGGCGCAGCAGACGTAGAAGCCTATATCGCACAGGCGACGCTGCCGCTCGCGCGTCGGCAGCTCGTGGTGTACCAATTCGGCGACCCGTTGACCCTTCCGAAGGGCCGGGGCGTTGTCTACCAAGCGGCACGTTGGAACCGAGTTCCGCTTCCGTACACGTCTCTCTCGGAAGGCGTGCCTCCCGTTGGGCAGAATATGACCGTTACGATGGTCTCGGCTACGGCGGTTCAGTGGGGCGACAAGATCACCCTGACTGACATCGCCGAAATGACCATCAAGCATCCGATGTTCCAGATCGCCAAGCAATTGTGTGCGCTGGCGGTTGCGGAAACTTTGGAGCGCAACACCTTCAACGCCATCATGGGCGGCACTCAGATCAACTACGTCAACAGCCGCGCCAGTCGGGCCCTCCTCGTTGGCGGCGACACTCTCAACCTTCACGAGTTCAACCGCGCTCAGGCAGTCCTAGCCACCTACGGCGCTCCTCGCTACATGGGCGATGAGATGACCAATACGAAGCTGGACGCCGAAGCCGGCGGCGCGAAGGCTTCTAACGATCCTCGCGGGATGCCGCACTACACTGCGGTCCTTCACACGGTCTGCGCTCAGGACGTGCGTGAAAACGCCACCTTCGTTCTGGCCTCGTCCTACTCGGATATCAACAAGCTCTACAACGCCGAGATCGGCGAGCTTAACGGCATCCGGTTCACGGCTACCAATCTGGTGCCGTCGTTTACTGGTTTCCTCTCCAGCTCCAACGGGGCAACTTACACCCCCGGCGCTTCGGGTTCTCTGGCGACGGCCAGCTACTACATCATCGTCACCGGGTCGGACACCCAGAACCAATACGAGAGCCAGATTTACGCAGCGTCGGGTGCGCAGAGCGTGACCGGCCCCAACGGGTCAATCGCGGTCAAGACGCCCTCCACTACGGGTTTCACCTACAATGTCTACATCGGAACCACGAATACACCGACCAATCTCGGGCTTTCCGCTTCGGGTCCGTCTGTTGGTCCGCTTGTTGGTCAGGCGGTTCAGCTTCCTCCGGCCACTACGGTAACGATCACGGGCCTTGGTGTTGCTCAGACCCCCCCGGCCCCTCCCGGCAACGGCTACACGGTTTATCCGTGCTTCATCTTCGGTCGCGGGGCTTACGGTCAAGTTAGCCTGGACGAGATCAAGTACACCTATCTCGACAAGGCGGACAAGTCAGACCCGCTCAACCAGCTTCGCGTGGTCGGCTGGAAGGTGATGTACGGCACCATCATTCTCAATAACGGCTTCTTCATGCGGATTGAGTCGACTTCCAACTTCTCGCCGACAGCTGATGCAGGACCGTAATGGCTCTTGGTACTCTAGGGACTGCCGCAACGACCACCCTTCACTCGATCATCGCGGGTGAAGGTGGGCTCCTGTTTTCCGGTGTTGGCAAGCAAGGACAGCTCAACGTCGCGCTTTTCAATGGCGCGATCAAGGATGACCAAACCGGCAACTTGCTGCGTACTAACCCTCTGTTCGGTTTTGACGGGCAGCTTACGGGGACGCAGACGGGCGGTTGCACGCTGACTATCCCCAACCGGGGGATTCTCAGGGTGTTCGCAGGAGACATCATCGGCTACGACACCACTACGGGCTGGCCGATCCTGGTCAGTGCTACGGCGGCTGCGGGCGCAGGTTGGGTACACTCTCCATAATGGCAAAATCAAAAATCAACCGGCCCATCGTCGAGGTCGAGAAGCCCGTTGTTCCCGCCAAGAAGCGGGCTATCGAGTTTGACCTTCTGACGGAAGAAGACAAGATCCGCATTCGCGGCGAGGCCCAGGCCAAGATTGATGAGCGCGCTAAGTTGGCAGCGGAGCGCGCGTATTACGAGGCCCAGGTGGAGGAGCTTGAGCGCTTCCGATACCCGGAGATTTTTGAGGAGAAGATCAATATAACGCTTGATCTTGCCCTCTACGCTCAGTATATTTCTCTGAACGGCAAACAGTTCCACCACGGGGTTAGCTACACTGTTCCAAGGTCTACCTACCAGACCCTTAAGGAACAGGAGCAGTGGACGCATAGGCACGAAGAGTCACTTAGAAGCGGGGACGACTACAACTCAGTCTACCGTCGTGAGCGGGCGCTCAACACGGTTAAGAATGATCCAAACTCTATCCAGATAAGCGGACGCGGGGGCGTGACTGCTGCGGGGCAACCCGTACAGCTTAGGACACACTTCTGATGAACGATGAGTTTCAGTGGAAATCGGGTGACACCGAGGCCGTTACGGTTATCGGCATGTCGTACCAGCACCAGCTGGACACGACTAAGGGTCTGGTGTTTCAGACGCATATCCCCAGCAATGCCTCTTCCGCGCAGATCAACGCGACGCTAGACAAGCTGGTGAGCGCTGGCGAGCGGCAGCGGGCGCGCGTTCGGATACCGGAAGTCGAGACCACGATCAAGACCAAAGAGGATTTTATCGCGCGGGCACAAGGGGAAATGTTCCGTCTCGACGCCGAGATGGATCTGATGCGGCAGCAGGCGCAAGCGCAGTGGGCCCGCTCCGGTAAGAAGGGCGAGATGCGCATGGGCGTCAAGGACGAAAACGACATCGCCAAGGCTCGCCGGGACCGCGAGCAGGCTGAGGCCAACCTCAAGATGACGATGGACCAGCTTGAAGACCATCGCAACGAGCTCGTTAAGCTGAGGGAACTCGTGGGGGATTAGAGGAGGTATTAATGTTCTCTATTGGAGATACCGTAGAGTTTAGGTGTTCCGGCCTTTCTAGCGATATAGGGATGTACTCTTTTGAAGGCGTAGCCGAAGTTAAGGGTGCGCATAAGGGGAGATTATGGTGCGTTGTAGCCCCAGGCTCCAAGAACAACGGCGAAGTCCGAGAAGACCTTTACGTTAACGGAAAATATGTCGAGAATTTTATTACGCTAAACGAAGGCTTCGACTACATAAAGAAGATGTAACATGCCGCTGCAGGCGCAACAGATAGTCAGTTACGCCTGTTCGGTAGCCAAGGCCCCCGCGTACACGACTCAGGCTGGCGACTTCCTTAATCTCATCCTCCAAGAGCTGTGCAGCTACGACTTGGACGTGATTCGTTCTGTCTATAACTTCACGTTCAATTCATCGGCTGGGAACAACCAGGGACCGTATACGCTACCCACCAATTGGCTTCGCTCGAACAGGGGCGATGTGCTTTATACGATCCTTGGTGTTCCCTACATCATGATCCCCATTCAGCTATCGGAGTTTGACGCCCTGGTGGAGCAGGCGGGGCTCAACGCTTACCCGGTCAACTACGCTATTGACACGTCGCCTATCGCCACCCAGGGGCATCCGCAGATGTGGGTATGGCCCCCGGCTGCGGGATCTTACCCGGTGACGGCGCGGTACTTTAGCCAGATGGCGGACATATCCACCCCGGCGTCGAGCTCCACTATCCCGTGGTTCCCCGATCAAGCGTACCTATTGAGGCGTCTGACCGGCGAGGTTATGACACTGACGGGTGACGACCGCGCACCCTCCTGGCTAGGAGGGGAAGACCCGCAGAGCGGCTTCCTGGGGGCTGGGGCGCTCCTAGACCGCTACCTCAAGACGCAGGGTGAGTCGGACGCGGTTAAGACGGTATCCCTGGACCGCAGGCGGTTCGGCTCGACGTACTTAGGGCTGCCGAACACAAAGACGATAGGCTGGTAAGTGGCCTCCTCTCTGCGGCAGACTTCAGTTGTAAGGTTCTCCCCATCGGGGTTGTCCGATGCTCTTGATGGGACTGAGGCTCCTCCGGGGGCTTGCACGTCTTTACAGAACTTAGTCCCTCTCGTAGGCAGCAACAATATCTGGCAATGTCGCCCGGCCGCTGTGCCGCAGAGCGGCTTCCCCGGCTCTATAGCTACTCCGGGGTTCATATCTGTTTTTGGGGTATTCGGTACGTTAATCTTCGGCATGATATCGTCTAGCCTTAACTCAGGTAAAGACCAGCCGTTTGCCTACAACTGGTCAACTAACGCGATGTTGACCATAGGAAACATCCTTTCAACTAATGTGCCGACTACCGTTGTTCCGTATGTGGCGGGGATAACGCCTACAGTTTCAGATTGGGTGCCGCCTACGATAGAAGAAATGTCTAGCCGGATATACATAACCCACCCAGGGTTTTCCGGTTCTGGAACAAACTTCTTCGGCATTATAGACTACACCAACCCCGCGCACATCTACTGGCGTACATCCAATTTAGCGTCTGGCGGGGCTATACTAACCTCCACCATAACCAACGGTGGAACTGGCTACGGTAGCGGGACATACAACAGCGTGCCGCTTACGGGGGGTACTGGTACAGGAGCCACAGCTTACATTGTCGTAGCTGGGGGAATTGTTACTTTCGTAGGCATAGACAATCCCGGTTCTGGGTACGTGGCCGCTGACAGCCTCAGCGCCAGCAACACCCATTTAGGTGGTAGCGGCAGTGGGTTTGCCCTAGAGGTAACATCTGTAGCCCTAGGTACTATAGTTCCCGCATACCCTCCGTCGTGGGTCAAGCAATTCAACAGTAGTCTGTTTTTTGGGTACAACCCCCCAAACGCAAACTACAACCCTCAGCCCAGCGTTATATTTACGCAACCGTTGTCTATAGACACATCCGGCACTAACACCAACATTTTGACCTTCGGCAACGACATACCGCTGGTAGGAGCGGGGCAGCTTGGGCTATCCAACCAGCTGGGGGGTATCGTCCAAGCGCTGATGATCTTTCAGCAGACAACCAACATATACCAGATAACGGGATCAGCGTTCACGTCTCCCTCCTCCCTGGCCGTCAACAGTTTAAATGTTGCAACAGGCACATGGTCTCCGCGCTCGATAACCAGCACTCCCAACGGCTTAGCTTTCTTAGCTCCTGACGGCCTCCGCATAATAAACTATGACGGGCAAGTGTCTGACCCCGTTGGGGAGAACGGTAACGGAGTTGTCGCACCGTTCTATAAGGAAAACGGGTTACAGTATCCTAGCTTGAGCTGCGCCGCGTGCAACGGGGCTACGCTTAGGATCGGAATTTTTAACTTTAGCCCTCTTGGGGGCACCGGGCTCACAGAGTACTGGTATCACCTGACTGCCAAGAAGTGGTCCGGGCCTCATACGTCTGGGGCACTGTGTATAGGTATAGCTAATAGCTGGTTCTTTATTAGTTCTCCGCTAGCCAATGGGGAGATACTGTTTAGCCCCATACAGTACATATTCAATACTAATGCTACATACGACGGATCTAACCAATACAAAGAGTATGGTACACTTCTAACTTTCAATATGGTTAGCGTGTATCTTCCTGACAACGGGCAGATGTGTGAATCCGAAATTGCCGAATGGCAAGTTAAGACAAGTGTGTCCAATTTCCCTAATGGCGCTACAGGATCTAGCACCCCTACATTAGAGGCTGATGTAAACGACGAGAACACAGCTTTCGCCGAGACTATAATTTACACCTACCCATCGAACACTTTAGTGTTGGGGCTTCAGGCAAAAAGGCTTTCGCCGGCTGCCCCTATCGTGTACGACAGGCTGCAAATAAGCTACGTGGGAAACTCGTCTGTATCGTTCCTTATAGGCGACACGTTTCTCAGGGTCCGCAACCTCGGCTACCTGCAACAGGTGCCCTAAGTTGACCCGCAACATCCGCTAATGTATGCTACTCAAACCTTGCAAGGGAACTGAAATGCTCAAGAAGCTAATTGGCACGACCGCCGCAATGGCGCTCTTTATCGGGCAAGCCGACGCGGCTGTGCCCCTCATGACTGGCCCGTGGGATCCAGGTAACGCCCTGGGGACGATCAACAGTTGGATTATGAACCAGCTTAACCCCTCGGTGGCGGTTAATGCGGGCATTCAGCAACCCAAGAATTTCCTCGACAACGGCGACGGCAATGTCATGCAGCGTCTAGGGGCGTCGTCTGCCCAGACCTGCGGCAACACTTCCGGCCCGACCGTGACGGCTTACGCGGCTGATCGCTGGGCTTGCGACATGAACGTGACCAGCGGCACGACCGGCCGCATGCTGGCGCAGGCTACGTCGAACCCGACGCCTCCTCCCGGCTTCGGCTTCGAGTCGAAAATCTACCGAAACTCGGGCGTCCTAACGCAGCCGATTTGCGCGGAGCAGGAGATTCAGTCGCTCAACGTCGTTAACATGCAGGGGCAGACGGTCATCCTCTCGGCGTATCTGGCCGACCTGGGCGCACTGGCGGGCGCTACCGTCAAGATGTCCATCATCACCGGCACCACGGCGGACCAGGGGCTAGGCACTGGCCCCAACGGAGCTGCGGCTGGCATGACGGCCTCCCCGGCGATTACCCCTGTCTGGACGGGCCTTGCGACGGCCAGCACCACGACGGTTAGCCCGCTGACTACCTCCATGGCGCTCTACTACTCTACGCCAACGGTCATCCCCATTGCCGCTCAGGAAGCGGCGGTTCTTATCTGTTTCACGCCGGGGTCTGAGACTGCCGGAACGACTGACGGCTTCGCCTTCACGGGCGTCCAGCTGGCGGCAGTTCAGCCGGGGATCACGGTTCCCCCGGCCTACGAGCACAAAGACCCGGCGGTCGAGCTGAGGAACGCCCAGCGGTACTACTACAGCATCTACGACGCTGCTGCGGGCACGGTCCTTGGCCCGGTTGGGACGCTCCTGACCACGACGACTTGCCAGCTATCGGTTCCTTTCCCCACCACGTTCTGGCAAGCCCCCACCTATGCGGCCCTCGGGACGCTGGGAACAGGCACCTTCAAAATCTATGTGGCGGCGGACACATCGACTCTCGGGACCACCTTCGCTTCGGGCAACACGGGCACGGCCAACAACGGCTCATTCACTGCGACGCTAACGACGGCTTCGACGGCGGGATGGGCCTGCACCCTGGTAGGCCAGACCGCCTCGACGACCGTGGCGTTCACATGGAGTTCGGACTTCTGATGAGCACGATGAAGGCCAACTACAGCGGCGGCAAGACGGGCGGACTGCTCAAGGGTCTAAAGACCATGAGCCCTCCCGCTCAGGACAAGTCCCGTAAGCCGATTGGCGAGAGCCACCCCAACGTGGACAGTGGAGCCAATCGGAGTGAAACAGCACCTACCCCCGCAACCATCGGCCCCCGTACAGCTTGAGTGCAAATGGGAGAGGTTTCAGGATGTCGCTAACGAGCTCCTGATCCTCTCTCGCCTCCAGCAAGCCGAAGTCGGAGAAGGGTATCAGCCATACAATCCTGACTGGAGCCGGTACTTTGCAATGGATCGTGCCGGCTCTTGTGGCGTGTGGACTGCTAGGCCCATCAACGGAGGCTCCCTTGCCGGATACATTATCTGGCTCACCTTTCGCGGGCTCCACTGCATTGATACTATCTTTGCATCCGCTGACCTTGTTTACATGTCCCCCGAGTGGCGCGATGGACTTCGTGGATACAAATTCCTCAAGTCCGGTATCGCAGCCGTAGCGGCGCAGCACCCTGACATTATTCACGTAGAGACCAACTTGCTGTATAAGCAAGGGGGCATGGGGCTATTGCTACAGCGCCTGGGGTTCAGAAAGATAGGCGAAGTCTATGAGCGGCGGAACGAACGCGCAGACTAATTATCCTGCTGCGATCCTTGGCGGGTTATGGACAGACGCGAACCAAGCCTTTAGTCCGTACCCGTGGGGCGGTACACAGGGACAAAATAATCCCTGGGGGTTTCAGGGCGGGACTTCCACGACATCCAACATAGGCAACGTCGCAGCCGGAAACATCCTGGGGTATAACAATCAGCCTGGAGGCGCTAACCAGCAGAACTCCTTTGGCTATAACCCTTCTCAGACTGCCTCCGGGGCTAACTACCTTACGGGCCTTGGGCCGTCTCTTGGGCAGCAAGGGCAGAGTGAAAACTCTTATCTTCTCGGGCAGGGGCAAAACATAAACGCCCAACTGCAGGGAGCTGCGGGAGGTATTCAGAACACGCTTCAGGGGGCTGGACAGAACGTCTATAATCAGACCCAGCAGAACGCCCAAGGGCTGGGCGGGTACGCTAACCAAGCCCTGACCAACGCTTTCGACCCGCAGAAGGCGCTCTTCGCCCAGCAGTTTCAGCAGCAGCAAGCGCAGAATTTAGCGTCACAGTCTCAAGCGGGAGTGGCACAGACCCCCTATGGAACAGGACTCTCTCAGCAAGGCAATCAAAATTTTGACATCGCTTGGCAGCAGGCGCAGCTCGCCAACCAAGCACAGGGAGCCAATACGGCCTCTACACTGCTGGGCCAAAGCGCCAATCAATTGGGGACAGGGGTTAACGCCCTTACGGGAGCTTATGGAGCTGGGGCCAACGCCCTCCAAGGACTGTACGGAACCGGAGCAAGCGCCCTCCAAGGACTATCCGGCGTAGGGTCGTCCAACCTGTCCAACCTCCTGGGGGCGGGCACGAGCGCCTACAACACCGGCGCTACCCAGGGCATGAACCAGAATCAGTACGGGCAGCAACAGCAGCAACAGCAGATTCAGGACTTCCTCAGCTATCTCACGGGGTCGTCGGGCAACTCTGCGAATTACATCAACGCTCTGGCGCAGCTCTATAATGCTTCAACAGGCCAATACAGTGCAGCGAATCAGGGGCAAGCGAATCAGGCGCAGATCAATGCTGGCGGTCTCTCAGGGTTGGGTAGTGCGCTTGGCGGGATAGGCGGGCTCCTCGGGGGACTCCTATAATGGCGTCGGCGGGGTACATCGGCGGCGGCCTGCAACAAGGTCTAAGCCAAGGGCTTCAGAACGCCCAAACAATCCAAAGCAACCAAGCCACGTCTACGATTGGCGCAGCCGCTCGCCAGCTTGCCGGTGTAGCGCCATCTTCGCAAGGGGAGCAGAGCCAAACCCCCCAAACCCCCCAGCTGAACACGCAGGCCCAGGCTCCGCAACAGACGGGTGTGCTGCCTCAGCAACAGCCTCCGCAGGCACAGCCGGGTGTGGCGCGATCGCCTATGCCCCAGCCCGCGCCGACGCAAGCGACTATCCCTCCTCCGCAGCCTAATCCGCAGCCGCCTATAGCCAACGCTTCATCGCCTTTACCACAAGCCCAACCCCAACAAAGTACGCCCCCACAGCCGCAAGCGCAATCACAGGGAACAGCACAACTAAGTCAACAAACACAGCAACCTCCGCAGCAGCAACAGCCCTTTCAACCACACCCGCAGGCCCAAGGTCAAGGCCCGTGGACAATGCAGGATTTGACTAGGGCCATCCTGAAGTCCAACCCTAACATATCTGACAGGGCGTTGGGTATGGCGCTGTTCAAGGCTAGCCCGCTGCTCAACACTCAAGGGTTGCAGGCGTACCGTCAGTTGGGAATGCAGTTGCAGAATGAGCGGCTGATGCAGGGGCAGGAACGCATTGACCAAGGAAACCGGCGAGAAGGCAGGATCGAAGAGACCGGCGCGGCTAAGATGCAGCAGACCGCAGAACTCGCGCGCCAAAAGATGGCTCTCCAGATAGCAGGCAAGCAACTGGCGGCGGATATTCAGGCTGCGGGATTCCCCCCGGATGAAGCCAAGGTGAAGGCTGCC